GGCAGCCAGACCGGCGACGCCTCCGTGCCGGTGTTGATGTCGACGCCCATCTCGAAGCTCATGCCGAGCTGGGTGCCTGCGGGGAGTGTGGGGGAAACGGGCATGATGGGCCTCTCAGTTGTCGATGACGACGCGGTAGTTTTCGGTCCGCTCTTGCCGACCGTTTCCGTCCGCGCCGAGTGGTGCGGTCGATGTCCTGGTGATCCGTGCGATCCCCGAGGTCTGGTGGAGCATGTGCAGCGCCGCGAACACGGCGTCGGCGATGACGTCGGCGCCGGCCGGGCCCTTCGCCCCGCGGCACCGGATCTGCACCATGCGGACGGCGAGACCCGTCACCGGGTCGTCGGTCTGCAAGTAGGTCGTGACGCCGATCGCACGGTCAGGGGCCGAGCCAATGGGCCCGTAGAAGATGCCCACGTCGGCCGCTGAGTACGCGGGACCAGCGGGGCGCCACTGCCCGACGCCCGCCGCATCGAGGAGCGCGCAGACGGTCGTGGTGAGCGTGCTCGTATCCACTCGCTCGGCCTCCCTCGGGGGCTAGGATTCGGGTATGACTGCCGTCGAGTTGCTGATCCTGGCCGCGCTGATCGTCGTGATCTTGGGTGTGCCGACGATCGCGGTGGTGCTCGTGCGGCAGGGGCGTCGGCGCTAGGACAGCGCGCGCTTGGCTGCAGCAGCACCGGCCGCTTGGATCGCGACATGGTTGTTGGATGCCGTCTCGAGGAACTTCGACTGCCCGCCGTGAGGGTGTGCGACGTCGAGCGCCTCGTGGATATAGACCGCGTGCTCGGCGTCGCTGTAGACCTGCGAGACCAGCCCGCGCTCGGTCGCCTTCGTGACCTTGAGCGACTCGGCCAGGGCGCCAGTGTCCTTCGGCGCCAGGTCCCGAGCCGCCTTCTGTGCGACCTCGGCCTGTGCGTTGAGCGCAGCAGCGGCGGCCTTGAGGATGCGCGCGTGAAGGTCGACGGTCACGTCAGCGACAGCGTCTGGTACGCCGGGAGACGCTCGTGTGCGGCGCGCGAGGACGTGATGACCGTCGCTGCGCGCTCGCCCGCGATGCCCGGCCAGACCGTGACCAGCGAGCCGGGAGGGGCCACGACGTCGAAGCCGAGCGTCACCTGAGTCGAGGAGATGACCTCGGTGCCGGATGCATCGCGCACGAGCACGCGCTTGTCGACGACGAACGCCGGGATCGTGATCGGGTCGGCGTAGGTGTCGCCCATGCCGCCCGAGCCGGTCAGGGCCGTGACGACTGCGGTGTGCGGGGTCCACTTCGCCGGGAGCGGTACGACGTTCACCGGACCACGCGCCGATAGAGGCCCGTCTGCCCGGTGCTCATCGGGACCGAGACCTGACCGCCGTTGACCCGGAACCGCTTGAGCAGCACCTTGTCACCGGACGCCAGCCACGGCGCCCCAGACGTCGAGCCCGACCCGAACGAGAACGCCTCCGAGAACGGACCCATGCTCTGGGTGACCGACTCGGCGCCGACCGGACGCTCTGACTTCGCGTCCTGGTCGAGTACCCGTGCCACCATGCGCGACGTCGCGATGACGAGCGCGGACGGGATCGGCACGACCGCCTCCGGCGGGTCGGTCACCGACCACTCGTCCAGGCCAAGGAAGGCCAGGACGAGGGCCGATGCCTCATCGAGCAGACCGTTAGCCCGCGCTGTCTCCGGTGCTGCCAGGGGCCGCCCGAGGCGTGCGACGACGTCGGCCACTAGTGCTAGCGCCACGGCTGGCCTCCTTCGTCACGATCTCGAGCACGTTCTCTGTCCAGTTGTCGTCCTCCACGACCAGCCGCTCCTGCTGCGTCCCCTCAAGGACTACGCAGGAGCGACCGGTCGGGGAGTGTGTGAAGGTGCGAACCGTCACGGGGTGACGTCAGGCGTCACAGCGCCGACGCCGTAGGACTGGATGCCCTTCTCCGGAGTGGCCGGGTTGCCCAGGACGTAGGCGAACCGCGCCTTGAAGCGCAGCGCGACCATGTCCTTCTCGGCGAGGTTGATGCCGCCGACCGTGGCCTGGTCGAGGAACTTCACCGTGACGTCCTGGCGGACACCGATGCGGACGAGGCTCGGGTCCACGACCAGCGCCGTAGCGCTCGCCGGCACCCAGGCACCGTTGCGGGACCAGAAGGTCTCGAAGCCCTGGATCTGGCTGTTCGACAGGACGGGGTGACCGTCCGTGCCGCGCAGGTTCGCGAGCCGGTACTGCAGCGCGCGCTTGGCGAGGATGGTCTCCGGGTTGAACCCGGCATCCGCGATCAGCGCCGCGACCTTGAGGGCCGCGCCGTAGATGTCGTTCTCGCTGCCCGCGCCGTCCACGACAGCGAGGGTCTGCGCCGCAGCGGTGGCCGCAGCGAAGAGGTCCAGCGAGGTCCAGGTGACGGGCTTGCCGACGCCGAACAGGACCGCCTGATCGAGGGTCTTGCCGATCGCCTGACCACCGAGGTCGGCCAGCTGCGCGAGGATGTCCTCGGTCGCGTCGTCGAGCGTGTTCTCGTGGATCGGGATGATGACCGCGATCTCCTCGGCCACCAGGGTCTTGTCGACCCAGGTCGCCTGCGAGGTCGACTTGACCCCGGTGTTGTCGGTGTCCCCGACCCAGGTGGCCTCGGGCACGGTCGCGAGCACGGGCATGTGCGCCGTCTTGGTGCCCATGTTGATGTTCGGGAACGCCGCGAGTGCGGTGCTGCCCTGCGTCGCGGCCTTGATGACCTGAGCGCCGTACTCCTCGCCGATCAGCGAAGCGACCTCGGCGCGAGTGATGTCTGCCATGGTGAGTCCTTTTCTGCTCTGCCCACCGAGGTCGATCCTCGCGGGAGTCTGGTGTGACTAGGCGTTCCGGAACTGCCGAAGCGCCGCGACCGCACGCGACCCGCCGCCGTCGTCTTTCGACTTGCCGGTGGGTACTGCGGTGCGCTTGGTGACCGGTGCGGCTGGTGCCCATCCGGCCTTGACCTGCTCGAAGTGAGCCTTGATCTCGTCCTCGGTCGAACCGCGGAGCACGGACGCCGGGATGGTCGATCCCTTGACGGCGTCCTCGGCCCACTTGGTGACCTGATCGCGCTGCTGGAACACGCCGACCGACTTCTCGGCAGCATCGGCACGATCGAGGGCGACCTGGAGTGCGGTCTTGCTCGCCTCGGCCGCCTTGTCGAACTCGCCGGCCTTGGTCTTGAGCGCGTCGTAGTCCGCGTACTTGCCCTCGGCCCGCTTGACCCGCTCGCCGACGATCCGGTTGAGCTCGTCCTGCGACTCGATGGCCTTGAACCCGCCCTCAGGCGTGATGTCGTCGCTCATGGCGACCTCCTGCTCCACCGATTGACCGCTCGGTGTCGGCGTATCCCCGCCATGCGGCGGGGGAGTTAGTCGGGCATCTTCGCGAGGTAGGTGCGGACCTTCGCTCGGAAGGCGTCACGCTCCTTGGGGCCCATCGCCTCGGACTTGGCCGATGCCACGAACTGCGCCGCGACGTCGACCTCGGGGGCCGATCGGTCGAACGAGGGGACGCTCGCGCAGTTGCAGTCGTCGTGCGCCGCGAAGTGAGACGAGCGCTCGGTGTAGACGCCGCCCTCACGGCCGGCCAGCATCCGGCAGAACTTGCACCCGCCCGAGCGGACAACCCTTGTCCACCCGCGCGCGCCCTTGTCCCTGCCGGCGTTGAGCGTGATCGTGTCGCGCCCCGACTGGAGCACGTTCCGCGACGTCGTCCGCTGCAGCGCGCTGAGTGCGCGCTCCGGGGTTGGCGTCCACAGGTATCCGGCTGCCGACTCGACGGCCTTGCGATGCACCTCGAGCGCGACCGGGTCCGCGGCGAGCACCTTGTACGACGTCGCGCCACGGATCGACGCCAGGAGGCCCTGGTCGACAGCATCCTTGCGGAGCAGTTCGTACCAGTCCGCCGCGATCGTGGATGCGACCTCGCCATAACGCTGCGCCAGGAGCGGCACGTAGTTGAGCAGCGCGTTCGTCGAGACCTCCGCGCGAGTCAGGTCAAGGTGAGACCAGAACTTCGCGAGATCCGCCTCGACCTTCGTCGTGAGCGCGATGTTCGCCTGCCGGAACGCCGCGATCTGCTCCGGGGTCGCCATGTCAGGTCACCTCGAGCGCAGCCGCATCGGCAGTGGGGAGCCGCAGGGACACGGGCACGGCGCCCGTGAACTTGATGCCCATGAGGCCGAGTCGCGCAGCCGCATCGTCCGGCTCGACGCCGGCCCGGATAGCCACACCGAGCGCGTCGAACTTGGCCTTCTGCGTGTTGGCCTGGTCCATCTCGGACGTGTCTGCGACAGAAGCCGCGAGAGCATCCACGGGCGCCGCAGGAGCCGCGTTGAGCATCCCCGTGAGTGCCGTGAGCATCCCGCCAGAACGGCGCCGCACGAGGCTGTCACGGATCGAGTCGATGCGCGTCTGCTCCATGCCGGGGATCAGGTCGAGCAGATCCTCGACCGGGACGCCGCCGGCATCGGACGGGATCGAGGCGAGCTTCACGACGCCGTCGACGACCGCGGCGAACGAACGCACCTCAGTCTCGCGCCACACGGCCTCGGCAGAGTCAGACGGCTCCTCGCCGCCATCCATGACGACGGCAACCCGAAGCGCCTGCTCCCATGACTCGCCGAACGAGTCGCGCTTGGTCGTGAGCCTGCGCTGGTGCGCGTTCTCGGCCATCGCGGCAGTCTCGAGCGAGACGTTCGAGAGGCCAGTCGCCGGGATCGGGATGCGCGCAACGAGCGCGAACTCCTCCTTGAGTTCCCGGATGAGCGCGTTGTACGGCTCCATCGGGGACGCGGACAACTTCGTGACAGTGAGGTCGTCGGGGTGATCCTCGAACGCCATCGCGCGAGTCGCCGACGTGCGCAGGAGGGTCTGCTTCGTGGTCTGCCATCCGATGACGACCATCTGCTGGAAGGCACCGAAGCGGGAGTTGACGAGGCGGTCGAAGTTCGCCGAGTTGATCGAGCGCTGCTTGGAGATCAGCGGCTCGACCACGCCGCGCGGTGCACGGTCATCGGTCGGGCGCTCGTTGAGGAAGCGGATCACGGGGCAGATCGGGCGACCGAGCCACGTCGCACCGTGCGCCCAGGCGTCGCCCGTCAGGATGACATCTGCGGCGCGCACCTTCTGCTTGCTGCGCTTCTCGATGAACCCCGGCTGCACCATCGTGTCGTCGACCAGCAGCACTGACCAGCCGCCCTCGACTGCGCGTAGGAGCATCGCGCGCTCAGGGAACAGGTCACGGCGCGGGTCGTCGTAGTCAGCCACGACGTCGAGCGGAGACCAGGCAGCCATGCGCGCCTTGCCGTCCATGGTGTCGTCGGGCAGCACCGAGCAGAACGACCAGCCGTAGGTCAGCGCGGGACGGATGACCTCGGACTGCCGGGCATCCATGCCCGAGCGCTGCCAGGCCTTCCAGGCAGGCTCGTTGTCCACGTCGGACGGCGAGCGGTAACCGACCACGGCGAGACCATCAGCGAATGCGTCGATGGCGACGCCGATCATGTTGATGACCGACTGCCGGGCGATCGTCTGGAGCTCGTCCGAGACGTCGTCGATGTCCGGGATGCCAGAGGTGCCCTCGGCGTAGCCCAGGAACCGCGAGATCCGGCCCCTGCACTCCTGCCGAGCGGTCCATGAACCCCAGATCGCGCCGCGTGCCTCCTGTGACAGTTCGTCGTCGAGTGCTGTGAACTCATCGCCTTCGAGCTCGGTCAGATCGGTCACGCGGACACCACCTTTCCGGAACTCGTCCTGTTGACCTTCACCGTGGTAACGCCGTGTCGTGCGAACATCGCGGACTCGAGCGCGACGACGTCGCCGCCGTCAGTGATTGGCTCGAAACCCCAGTCGCCCGCCTTGTTCATCTTTCGCTTGCCCGCGCCCGCGACCTGTACGTCTAGGCCAGGCTGCGCGTTGTGGGTCAGGTCGCCGGTCTGGACAGCGCGCAGGATGCCCGTGTGCGCCGTGATGACCTCGCCGAATGTGGGAGTGAGGATGCGTCGCTCGGGGATGCGCGCGGCCCGCAGGGAGTTGACGAGATCGCCAGCACCGGAGCGCCCGTCGATCACGATCGCAACCGCCTTGCGCCAGCGAGGGACAAGGAAGTCGACCAGCCAGTCCGTGCCCTCTGTCGTCGGCCGCACCTTGAGCACTTCGACGTGGACCGGGCCAAGACCTTCGCGGATCGCGGCAGCAAGGGCCACCCGCTCGCCGTCAGGAGAGAACTTGATCCCGTAGGCGACGGCGCCTGTCATCGGCGGATTCGTCGCCTTGAGTTTCGACCACTGATCGAGGTCGAAAACGCGCGCTGCGGTTGCCGCGTTCGTCCAGATGCCGAGCCGCTCAAGCGCGAACTGCTGCGGGCTGTAGGTGTCGAACTCGCCCTTGACGACTTCGTGGTTGATGCGCGTATGCCAGGCAGGATTGGCCTTCGCGCGAGTCTCGTCGGCCGCCGGGTCGTCGCCCGCCTCGGCGGACCACTCGAGGTACGCGAGCGACGTCGACTTGCCCTCGATCGCCTTCTCGCGAATCCGAGTGAAGACCTCGCTGTCATCCTCAAGCGTTGGCGGCGTGCCCATGAGCCACGCCTGCGGGTTGAGCCGCGCGCTCATCGTCGAGTTGATCGACGCCCACGCGCGCCCGCCCAGGATCTGCGCCTCATCGAGGAACAGGCAGTCAGACGAGAACCCTCGACCGCCCGCGCCTGTACGTGCCTTGAACTTGATCGTCGCGCCGTTATTGAAGCGAAATGCCTCACGGTTGAGCGCGTTGATGATCCCGGACGGCTTGATCCGGGCCGACAGCGCTGAGGATGACTCGATCAGGTCCATGAACTTGAGGAACGTCTCGCGCGCCGTGTCCGCCTGGTGGGCAGAGATGACGATTAGCCGCTCGTCGAACAGGAGCACGCCGGCCAGTGCGCGAGCCACGATGAGCTGTGACTTGCCATTCTGCCGGGGCGCCGAGAGAGCGACTTGCGGAGCGGCCCACTTGCCGTCCGTGCGCTCTCCCATCGCAGATTGGAGGACCACCTCCTGCCACGGGTCGAGGTACAGGCCGAACGATGCCGAGAGGTCAGCGACGTCTTCCCAGGAGTTAGCTCGAGCGAGCGCGGGGGTGACCAGCACCCGCGGCGGGGCCTGCTCCCCTAGCAGCGCGACGTTCGGCGATCTCGTCAACAGGGTCGCCCGCCTTCGCATCGTCGGCCTTCATCGCCGCGAGGTCGGCCGAGGTGCCGCGGATCTGAGCCGCAAGCGCGGCCTTCGTGCGCACATCCTCGGTGCCTGCGTAGTCGTCAGCGAGGCCGATCAGGAGCGCATGGAGGACTGCAGCGCGGTCGCCGGAGAGGGCAGCATCAGGCAGCGATGTCAGCGAAGTCATGACGCCTCCCGATGATCTGGCGAACCTCAGCGTCGGAGCGGATGTTGTCCTGTCGGAGCGCATTGCAGAGGCGGTGCGCTAGTCGCAGGCCGCTTGCGGAGTTATTCGGCATGAGCACCGAAGCGCGCGGAACGATGTGATCGACGCTCGGTGCCCAGTCGCCATTCGGGCTGCCATCACGAACCACCGGGTGCCAGCAAATCTGGCAGACCCAACCGTCACGCTCATAGACATCGCCCCGCGTGACGCCGCTGATATCGAACCTGTTCTTCGCGGTCGTCCGCTTCCCTTGGGCACGCTGACTCGCGCGCCACTCGAACAGGTGAGTGCGCATACCTTCGCGGCACACGTCGCAGCGGCATCCCGACTTGTAGCGGTTGGCACCATGGACCAGCGACCTGCATGGCTGGCATGTTGCCTCGCCCTGCGGCCTGCTCGTGGCGCTTGCCCAGATCGGCTTGGCGCACTTGGCGCACGTCATCGTGGGTCGGTTCGACATCGGAGCAACCCCTCCGATGTGGCAGATCAACCCTGTGTGTGTGAGCCGCT